GTTCTAATAACGAGTATTTTACGGTTACTGAATTTTTTATTGATGCAAATAGATATCTGATTTTTGGTGGTTCGTTCACGTTTATCCAGATGGCGGGAAGTGATTCATATTATTCAAAATCAATTATATGCTTTGATGATGAAGGTGCACACAATGATGGTTTTATGGCAAATATTGGATATGGCATACAGCGCGAAACAAATAGTACTTTTTATTTCACATCTGGGAGGATTAATAAAATAGTATATGATAATACATCTGATAGTTTATATTTGGCTGGGTTATTTGATTTTATTGGACCTAAATATGATAATCTTATTCAATATAAAAATATTTTCAAATGTAATATATCCGGAATTATTGATTATACTTTTAATGATAACATTGGGGATTCAAGTGATGATGAAATACTAACAATGTCTTTAATTAATTCTCAAAATATATCCAATATTCTAATTTGTGGTGAATTTAACACATTTAATAATTTAAATAGAGATGGTGCCCTTTTGTTAAAATTAAATGGTAAAGAAAAATATAAGACACAATTATTTATTGAAGAATTCTTATTAGTAGAAAATGGAATTACAACTAATAATTTAGTTTCTAGTAACATTACATCGACTGATTTATTCTCTACTAACATTACATCGACTGATTTAGTATCAAGTAACATTACATCGACTGATTTATTCTCTACTAACATTACATCGACTGATTTAGTTTCTAGTAATATCACATGTACAAGTTTAACAGAAAATACAAATAATATTATTGTAAATTCAGAATTATCATATTTATATATTGCGGGAGATACACAAAATATAACATTTAGTTCAAATTCTAGTAGAGTTATTGAAATTAACGACGATTTAAATAAAAAATATAATACAAATAATCAAATTGCATCAATTGGAACTACTAAAATTACATTTACACAGTCAGGTAGATTTTTAGTTAATTATAATCATACTGGAGTTGATACAACTGGTACTTCAAATACATATTCTGTGTTACAAATTTATTTAAGAAAAAATTTAGAAACACCATCTTATAATTTTTATAATTACACCAACCTTGTTCAAAATAATAGTTCTTGGGAATTCCCGTCACGATTTAGTGCTTCAAACACGGTTGTATTAGATATTGAACAAAATGATTATATTACATTTACAATTCAACAAACAAATACAGAAGATACGGGAGATGCAATAGTATTTGATGTATATTCATCAATTTATATTCAAAAAATTGCATAAAAAAATAAAAAAAAAGAAAGATTTTTAATTATTTTTTTTAAAATTCAGCTGGTCCAGTTCCAATTTGTTCACTCATATTTCCTGTAAATCTTAAATCATAATATGGTAATACAAATCTAATAATTAAAAAGATAACTACAATTACTTTTCCCCAAGATTGTAAATCTCTATTTTCTTTATCTTCTTTTGTCATTAAAAAATTTTCATTGAAGTACAAAAAGGCAACAATAGCAACAGCACACGCAATCGCAAAAAAATTAGGATTTTTTAAGTTTTCTTTTTCAAACATTTATACTATTCTAAATATATTTTTTTTTACTCTTTATTCGCATCTTCAAAAAATACACTATCCTCTTCATCGTTTTTTTCTTCACTTTTTGATTCATCATCCGATACAACAACCACTTCTTCTGGAGTATCCTCATTTTCTTCTTCTGGTTTATCTTCAACCAATTCTGGATGACTATCTACTTCAACTACTTTTTCTTCATTAACTTGTGTTTTAATTTCTTCTTCAATTTCTTCTTTAACTTCTTCTTGAACCTCTTCTTGAACCTCTTCTTGAACCTCTTCTTGAACCTCTTCTTGAACTTCTTCTTGAACTTCTTCTTGAACTTCTTCTTGAACTTCTTTTTCAGTTGGTTCATCTTTTAAAGATTCTTGTAAATCTTCTTCAACTGGTTCATTGATATCATCTGTATTTTTAATTTCTTTCATTTGTTGTTTAACAATTTCTTCAATATCTGGTTTTTCTGGAATAGTATCTGTGTTATCAACATAAGAATTAATTGTCATATTATCATCTTGTTCAATATAATCAGGTTCTGGATCATTTTTCTTTCTTTTTTTATTTTTCTTTTCTGGTTTTGTATTTAATAACTTACCTAGATATGCATCTAAAATGGTTTTCATTGGGAGTAATCTTCTAATTACTCTTTCAATACAAACTTTAATTATTCGATTGGTTTCTTGTAAATTTCTTTGTATTTCAAAATGAGGCATATCATAATCTTGATACAAATATGGAAATACATATAATTCTCTTGATATCTCTTTCAAACACATATAAAGAAATTTAGTATCTTTTGGAACCATTAAATTAATAGTAACGTGATCATTTCTTGAATTAGATGACATCATTTTTGTCATACTAACAAATATTGCAGTTAATAAATCATTCAGATATTCAATATCATTAGATTCCATTAAATTATTCATTTCAGTATCAATTAATTCTTGATCCCATTTACTCATTTTTACTAAGACTTTTTGAAATTTTGATAATCGATGTCTTGATACATTATTTTTGATTTCTTGAAAGATATTATAAAAATATTTATAATAAGGTGTTTCTAATATATCAGTTAAATGATTAACATATTCCCTAGTAACATAAGACAAATAATTTACGTTAGACATATCAATATGTAATTATTATCTTCAACTTATTTTTTCATATATACAATCGAATTTACAAAATATGTTATCAATGCAACTAAAAATGATATTACATAAATATTGTATACAGTACAATCCTCTTGAACTCCAAAACCTTTAATTTGATTGTCTTCTGTAAAACAAATAGTTGGTTTTAATACAACAATTATAAAAAAAGTTGTTAAATAGGCAGCAATACTAAGTTTTAATGAACTCATTTTATATTATATATTATATTATATAATGAATATTAAAAAAGAATTTTATAAAATTACCAAAGAATATAATATTGGTAAACAATTATCAATGTATGCTTTAGGTTGGACATTCTTACAAGTTATTTTATCTATCAATGATTTATTTAGTGAATGGTTAATTAATGATTTAACTTATAATGAATGGATTGAAAAGAAAAAAAAAATCTACAAAAAATTAATTGATTTTGTAATTATAATTTTTGTATCTTTTGTTTTATTAAAAATTCTTTGTATTTAATCTTGTAATTCATTAAATTCTTTTACAATTCTTGCTTCATCTAAATCTGATATTGGAAAATCAAATGAGATCTTTTTTACTTTTTCTTTATTTTGTTCAACATTTTCTTTAACTTCTTCTGTATCTTCTCTTTGTTCTTCATTTTCTAATAAAGTATCAACAAAATTAAATTTTTGTTCTTCAAAAAATTTCTTTTCTTCTTGTTTTGTTCTTTTATTTTTTAATGCATATTTTTGTTCATACAGAATAATATCTAAATAATTTTTCATAAAATCTTTCATTGTATAATGTTGAATTGACATCAAATCAATTATTAATTTTTTTAATAATTTTTCTTGATATTTTTTTTCATTAATTTCTTTTTTAGTAAAATAGTTTGTTATAGATAATGCTAAATATCTATACTTTTTAATTAATTGTAATATTAATTTTTTATCTTCTTCTGTAAAATTAGTTGTCCATTCTGAATTATCAATATATTCTTCATTATCAATTAATTCACTTCTTAATGAACTTATTTTTACTATATCACCTTTATCATTCTTTTGTGGTTTTTGTATTAAATCAAAGAAATATGGTAATTTAAAGTTTTTACTTTTATTATTTTCATAAGAATTATCCATTGTTTTTCTAACATCTTTTAATTGTTCTTTTACTATATATTTTAACATTAAATATACTGAAAAATGACTTTTTACATATGGTAATTGATATGATATTTTTTTATCAACTTTTATGGATTCATATGAAAACATATTTTTTATTAATCCTGAATTACTTCCTTTTAATAAATTTTCTAATATCATCAACATATCTTTTGTACTTGAATAACATCTTAATTGTCTATCTTGAATAATACTATTTTTATGAACGTTTTCAATAATATTTTTTAAATCATCTTTATTATTTACAGTTAAATATAAATATTTTTCATCTAGATTTTCAAAATTATATTCATTCATTAAAGTTTCATAATTAATATTATATTTCAAACTTTCTAAAATATTTTTTGATATAATTTTATTAATATCATTACAATATTTTCTATATTCTTTTAATGTAACTTTTTTTGTAAATTGTCTAAATGCTTCTTCTACAAATTTATTTATTAAAACTCTTGGTTCATTGGTTTTATTTAATATCATTTTTACTCTTGTATTAAATCTTTTTCCTGCTGGTGAATTTCTTGCTAATTCTTTTTTTGTTATTATTTTTACAATTTTATATGCTTCTTCTTGAATTTTTTTAATATCATTTTTATTTTCATTTAATTTAATTTCCATATCATTTCTAATCTCATTTACTTTTCTCATAACAACTTTATGAAATTTATACATTCGATCATCTGATGATTTAATATAGTTTATATATAAATGTTTATTTTCATTATATAAATTAATAATACAATCAATATTATTTACTTTTAATGGTTCAACTTTTTTAACTTTCTCATTCACTTTTACTACTTTTGGCATTCTTAATTCTACTCTTGCAGTTGGATCATATACATTTTCTATTTCTACATACTTTTCAATACCATTTTTATGTGTTTCTAATATATGATTATGAATTAATTTTCTATTATCATTCTTATATGGACAATATGAACATTCATTTGGATCCATTTGTTTTACCATTGATACACAATTTGTTAATTTATAATTCACATTATCTTTATTAAATATTGTTGTTAATAAATTCACTTTTGAATCATACAGTGTTCCCAAATCAAATGAAGTAATATATTTTTTATTCATAATGTTATCATAAAACTTTTTCATATAGTTTACTTTTCTCATTTCATCATTTAAATTTTTATTAAATGGTTTAATATCTTCTGCAAAAGTATCAACAATTTTTACGAAATCTTCTCTTTTTTTATATTTTTCCATTTGAATATCATTTATTCCAATTTTATTTTTTAAGAAATCAAATGTTTCTCTTTTTGTTTCAATATCAACTTTTCCTTTCTTTTGAATAATTTTTGTAGTTGATGTTAATTTTTTATGAATATCCATTAATGTTGTAATATATCTTTCTTTTGTTTCATATAATCTTCTATAATTTACTAAGATATCTGGAAATGATACATTATATTTATTCATTTCAAATTCATATTTTTTAATCATATCGTCTTTTATTTTTAAATATTCTTCTGATGGATGGTCATTTTCATTTACTTGATAATATAATGAAAATTTTAATATATCTTCATAATTTGATTTTAATGAATATTTCATATAACTATCTAATTCTTTTGTCATATTTTGTTTTTTTAATGATACTAATTGTATTAAACTAACATCACCATCTTCTAATAATTGTAATTGTGATATTAATTCTTTTGTATATTCATATAATTTCAATTTAATTTTTTCATAATCTTCTTCTTTTTTCTTTAATATTAAACTTTTTTCAATTTTTACTTTATATGTAAAACCTAATTTTTTATTTTTTCTAATTATATCAAAAACTTTATTAAATATTTCTTTATTAATATTTTCATATTCACCATCAATAAATATTTCTGGAAATAATTCTTTTGTATATGTTACTTTACCAACTTTATTTGTATATACTTCAAATAACATATCAAATAAACCATTTTTCATATTTTCATTAAATTTTTCTTTTGATAACATATTTTTATTTCTTTCTTCATTTAATAATAATTTTTCAAGATATATACAAGCTTTTTTATCGGTTTTAATTTTTTCTTTAATTTCTTTATATTTATCATCAGAAGATTTTAATATGATATCTTCAATATAATCAATTGGTATCATTAAATTTTTCAATTGTTTACTATCAAAAATATGAACTTTTTTATTTCTTACTTCTTCAAATAAACCATTAAATGTTCTTTTTTTTGTTTTAATTTGGATTGGAATATTTTTTCCACTTTTTGATATTAAATTATGTATTACAAAATAAGTTACTAACATTTTTTGTAAAAATGGATAATACACTAAATTAAATGGTTTATTTTGGTCTGCTTTAATCATAATGTTATGATTGTATAATTTTTTTGATAATTCTCTAATATATTTTTCAAATACACTTCTTAATGGTTTTAATTCTTTCATATCAATTTTTTCTAATGTATTTTGTAAAGTATTATTTATAATCACTGCAAATTTTTCAAATCTACTTTCAAATTTTTTTGATTCATCTTCTTTAAATAATTCTTTTATAAGTTTATTTTTCATTAACTTTTTCATTTTTGCATCTTCTTTTCTATCAATTGCAGAAGGATGTAATACAATATCTTCTGGTTCTTCATAATCAGGTCTATAATCAAATACTATCTTATGATGATTAACTTTTTTATTCATTTCTTTTTTATATTTTTGCACATTGAATTCTTGTTTTATTTTTTCATATTTATCTATATCTTTTTTTATTTTTTCCATATTTTTTTCATATTCAGGTCTTAAGATATGTCCAACTTTAAATTCTCTTCTATTTTGTTGTAATTTATCTTGTAAATCATCTAGAATTTCAGTATATTTTGTTATCATTTCAAGTTTAATATCTTCTTCAGTTTTTTCTTTTTTAACTTGTTCAATTTTAACTATTCCTAATTTTTTTTGTATATTTTCAATTTTAGATTGTATATTTTTCATTTCTACAACATCATTTGTATTTTTTAATTGTTCTTTTAAATTTAATTGTTCTTTTTTAAGATTTTCATTTTTTATTAATTCATTTGTAATTTTATTAACTTCTTCATCAAAATTAATACTTGTAATTGGTTCTTCGTTTTCTTCTTTATCAATAATTTCTATATTTGATTTATTGAAACTTGATAAGAATCCACTAAAGAATTCATTTAATATATATGTTATATAATCAACAGTATCTGTTTTTCCTAAAGAATTAATTACATATAAATAATCATCTAAATTTTTGATTAATGTTTTAATGAAATATTCATTTTTTAATTTAGTGAATGTTATGAATGATTTTATCATATCAATGTATGTTGTTCTAGAACCCCCCTTAACTGTTTTATATTGATAAATCGTTCTAATTAAGATATTGATAATAAAATCTATTTCATTTTTATTTTTTTTATTTAATTTTTCAATTAAATATCTTAAATATGAATTTACAAAATCATATGTTTTATATTCTTTATTATTACTTTCATAATAAGGATATTGAAATGGATCAACATATTCAGGTGTACTTTCTGTAAATTTTGCTCTAAACTCAGGATCAATATTATCAACACTAAATTTTCTATTTTGATAATCAATTAATTTTAAACAAGGTTCAATCATATCTTTCATAAAATCTTGAACTGATTTTGTTAAATCATTATTAAATAACATTTTACTGGTTTCATATTTTTCAATATCTACTAATTTTTTTACAAGTTTTTCAATTGATCCTTTATTATTATTACCTAAAGCTTTTTTTAACATATTTGAATTTGAAGTTTTGTATATTATAATTTCATTATTGGAAAATGTTCTTTCAATTTTGATATCATTATCTCCAAATATTTTTTCTATTTTTGGTATTACAATTTTTAATTTTTTATTGATATCTTCTCTAATTTTTTTAGTTTTAACATTTTCTAAAAATACGATATTGTATTTATAATCACTTAATAATTTATTTAAATCTGAATTATTAATATTGTTATCTTTTACAATATCTTGATAATCATTAAAATCAATATATGTATTCTCATTACGGATAAATGTATATATTTTTTTTGAGTTTTTTTCTACAATATAATTTTTGTTTGTATATTGGTCAAGTTCAAATACTTTGAATCCTTTTTCTCTTAATTTTGATATAACTTTTTTCAAAATTTGGTCTTTTTTTTTGACAATGGTATTACGTTTTTCTTGATAGTCATTTTTAAGTAATTTTTTATAGATATCAACAAATTCATTAGTAATATCACCAAATAAAGTTTTGATATCAGAATATTCAACTTTATTATTAATTTCTAATGGAACATATGCTTTAGATACAATACTTTTTAATATTGTAATATTATTAGAAAAGTCGACGGGTTTTAATTCTTCAAGTAATTGGTTGATTTCTTCCATATATATATTATAATAATAATATATTAATTTAGTTTAAATAAATAAATTATATAATATTATTATGAACAAATCATATTCACAACTAAATCAAGATTTAAAGGTTATCAAATTTTATACTGGAAAAAAAAATGGGTTTTTTATTGATATTGGTGCTCATGATGGTATTAGTTTATCAAATACATATCTTTTAGAAAAAAATTATGATTGGAAAGGGATTTGTATTGAACCGAATCCCCATGTTTTTAAAAAATTATGTATAAATAGACCAAATACTACAAATATTGATAAACTAATATATCAAAAAGATAATTTAAATGTTATTTTTTCTTCAATTGAAGGGTATCATGAAATGTTATCAGGTATTAAAAAAAATATTGGACATCATGCAAATACTGTAAGGTTAAATAAAAACAAAAAAGAATTATCAATGACAACAATCTCAATGAAAACTTTATTAAACCAATATAAAAATATAGTTCCAAAATTTATTGATTATATGAGTTTAGATACTGAAGGTTCGGAACTTGAAATTTTAAAAGGCTTTGATTTTGGGAAATATAAAATTGGTATCATTGATGTTGAACATAATTATGAAGAACCAAGAAGAACAGATATTAAAAAATATTTAGAAAGTTTTGGATATATAAGATTACATAAAAATAATTGGGATGATTCATATGTACATAAAAGTATATATCAAGAATTGACTATGAACGATATAGTTAAAACTTGAACATTTTATAAAAAAAAGTAAAATTGATTTTTAATTTTAAATTATATTTAAAAATTAATAACTTTAATTTGAATATAAACATTATAATTACTTACTAATTAAGCTTTTAACTATTTAACAATGAATTACTTAAACTACATTAAAGAAAACGAAATTACTTCTTATACTGAATTAAGAAAAACATTAATGGCAGAACCATTAAAATTTTCTGTATATGATAAAGATGATTTAGCTATCATTTCTTATAATCAAAATAAGAAATATGATGAAAAATTGTTAGGACTTGTAGAAGAATGCAATGGTTTAATTATCAATAAAGAAAAGATTGATGATATTAAATGTTATGGATTGAATAAATGTGAAGAAGTATTTTATGAAAATCCAAAAGAAGAAATGGTTATTAATACTAAACTACCAGAAGATTTTACTAGTTGTAATGTTCACGAATTAATTGATGGAACTTTAATTAAATTGTTCTATCATAATGATAGTTGGAAAGTTGCAACCAGTGGTATGATAGATGCATATAAATCATTTTGGCATAATGGGAAATTATCATTTGGTGATATGTTTGATCAATGTGCAAATTATTGTAGATTTGATATAACAGTATTAAATAAAGAATGTTCATATGTATTTGTAATGTGTCATCCAAAAAATAAAATAGTTACATATTATCAAAAACCAAAATTATATCATATTTATACTAGAAATAATAAAACATTTGAAGAAGTAAATGATGATATTGGTGTATCAAAACCAGAGTTTTATACATTTGATTCATTAGAACATTTAAAAACGGAATTGAAAGAATTAAATTATTATGTACCAGGATTTATGATTTATACAGATAAAGATAAAAGAATTAGTATAAAAGGTCCAAATTACATATATGTAAAATCATTAAAACAAAATACTCAAGATATGTTTGGACAAATATTCAATCTTAAACAAAAAGAATTATTAGATGAATTTTTATATTATTATCCAGAATATACAAAAATGGTTGATTATGTAGAAAGACGATTTAATAAATTATGTAAAGAAATTCACAATGAATATGTAATGAAATATGTAATGAAATATAAAATCAAACCAAAATTTTATATCACAGTAGATGAATTACATAAACAATTTACTGAAACAAAACAAAAAACTACATTAATGATGGTTAGAGAACATTTAATGGGATATAAACCAAAAAAATTATCATTCTTAATAAAAAATTATGATTTTTAAAAAAAATAAAAAAAATAAAATTTAATAATTAATAATATGTCAATTTAAAATTCAACAGTTCTATTTTGACCTCTGTTATTAATTATTTTTTTTTGTTTTTTAGAAAGACATTTATTACCAGAATCACAAGTATAGTCAGATAAAGGACAACTGATATCACAAGGGGCATCTTCTAAAATATCTAATTTTTCATCAAATTGGTTAACAAAATCGCCTTTACCAGAATGATCAAATTCTAAAATATTAAATGGGTTTGCTTTATCTTTTTTTGGAAATTCACCCATAGAAATTTGTGGTTTTACTGGTTCAATATTAACATTATTCATTGCATTTTCAACTGACATAACACGTTGGTTATTGTTTAAAATCATATATACAACAATAATTGCTAAGATAGTCAATGCGATATTGACATAATTTTTTTTTAAAAGTTTCATCATTATATATTAATAAAATAATTTTTTTAAAAACTTCTAAAGATAAATTTAGATATTATTTTATTAATGGAAGAATTCTATGAAAATATAGTAAATACAACAAAATATATTCAGAGTGATGAAAATATGATTAAAGAATTAAAACAATCTCGAATTGATACACGATTATCATCTTGGAAAAGTAATTTAAATGACGCATATGATAAAGCATTTCAAGAAATTACATTAAATGCTAAAGAGAAAATAAAAAAATGTGCAGAAAATGGATTTGATCGTTGTGATTTGTATACATATTTTAGAAATCAAAATATAAAATTCAATGGATTTTATTTAAATGATTTAATTAAAAAAGGCACAAATACAGATATGGATTTAATTAAAAGAATACAAAATGAACTTAAGCCGTTTAATGTATATATTTTCTCATTACATAAAAAAAAATATCAATTTAATCCAAAATATATCATAAGAGTATCTTGGAAAAATATGACAACAGAATAATTTATTTTAACATTTTACCTAATCTAACAAAAATATCAAGAATAAATAAAAGTAATATACCAATTAATAAAAACATAACAATATCAATCATTTTTTTTTTAGAATCATCTAATTTAGCATATCTATTTTTCATTTTTCTTTGACATCTAGTACAATTATTAAAATGTGTTTCGATATCACCACAAGTAACAACATTAGAAAAAGTTTCAATTGTTTTTTCTTTTTTAACTTTTTTTTCTTGTTTTTTAATTTCTTGTTCATAAGAATGATAAATATCTTCATCTGACATATCATTAATCATATCACTATGACTTTCATAAAATTCACTTGGATATACATTTGAAGCAGATGTTAAAAAATCTTCACCGTACACTTCATTTAATAAAGCAACCATTATATATAATTAATAAAAAAAAATAAAAAGTAAAATATTTATTTTTCAATCATTTCAACTTGTTTAACAGAATTTTTTAACAATTCATCTAATTGGATATCTTTATTTTTATAAATATCATCAATTATTATTGTATTTAATTCTTTTGTAACTACTTCAATTTCTTTAATTTTTTTTAATGAATCATTTGTAAATATACAAGATAAAGTTGGAACAAATCCTGTGTGTTTAAATAAATCATAATTCGGTCCTTGATATTGAAGAAAATATTTTGTTAAATCTAAATTTTTATCAGTATATGCTCCAATAATATAATCATTAAATTTACTTTTTGGTTCACATTTTGATACAATATCGTAAGGAATACAAATTGTATATAGTTTATGATCAACATAAAAGGATACACTGCAAGTTTTTTTATCACTTGATATAATTGCATTAGTAAACCCATTTTCTTTAAACATTTTATCAAACAAGTCATAATAATCATAAACAATGTTATGCACTTTTCTAATAACTTCAACTGTTTTATCTTTGATATAGTCAAAAGATAAATATGTTGCGATTGACATTGTTGCTGCTGTAATATATTCCATTATAAAAAAGTGTATTATTAATGTTTAATTCATTTTAAAGATTACAAAATATTAATTAGATATAATGAAAATATTAGAATTAAAAACAGTACAAACATCTCCTTTTCGGATTTTAGTGGAAGCTTTGAAAGAAATATTAACTGATGCTAATATTATTTTTAGTAATGATGGTTTAAAAGTGATGGATATGGATAGAAGTCATACTTTATTAGTCCATTTAAAATTAGATGCAGATAAATTTGAAAAGTTTTATTGTGAAAAACGGATTGTAGTAGGACTAAATATGATGAATTTATTTAAAATTATTAAAACTATTGGTAATAATGATACATTATGTATATCAATGGATAGTGAAAATACAGATAAATTAACTATTCAAATTGAAAATGGTGAAAAAAATCGAATGACGACATATAAATTAAATTTGATGGATTTAGATGAAGATGGTATCAACGTTCCAGATACTGAATTTGATTCAATTATTACATTGCCTTCAAGTGATTTCCAAAAAATTATTAGAGATATGAGTAATTTATCTGAAGAAATTGAAATAAAAAGTTATAATCAAAAATTAATGTTTTCATGCAAAGGTGATTTTGCGGATCAAACAACTATTATTGGAGAAAAAGAAGATGGACTTGTTTGTCAATCATCTGATCCAAAAAAAATAGTACAAGGAATGTTTAAATCTAAACATCTTGCACTTTTTGGTAAATGTTCTAACTTATGTAATTGTATTGAAATGTATATGAAAAATAATTATCCATTGATTGTATCATATAATGTTGCAAATTTAGGAAAAATGAAAATTGCATTAGCACCAGTTATTGATGAAAATCAATCTGATGAATAATTTAATTATCTTCTAAAAATAGACTTTCTATCATTGTTTTTTTCTTTTTTTTAATTTTTTTATCTTTATTTTTTTTGACTTCTTTAACAATTCTATTTTCATTTGGATATATACGATATACATCAAAATCTTGTGATAAATAAAACTTTTTTCTTTTATTTGCTTGGGCAAAAAATACTGAATATGTATCAACAATATCAATCACTAATGGTGGAATTTCATATGACTTTTTTCTTAATACCCTTCCAACGGCTTGTTCTACATTCGATTTTGGTGTTGCTAATATTGCACAATTCAATGAAGGAATATCTAATCCTTCTTCACTCATTGACATTGTCGCAAATATAATTTGTTTTTTTTCACTTTCTTTTAAATCATCTTGTTTCATACCACCTACATAATATCCTGTTGTATATTTTTTTAAAATATCAATTTCTTCTTTTAGATATTTAATATGATTTCTTCGATGACTTAATACAATAATTTTTTTGTTATCATCAGCTTGTTTTTGGATAATTTTTAATAAATATTGATTTCTACCTTCGTGATCGGCAATATCATTAATCATTCTAGAATAATTTAATTTACCCATTGCATTTAATTTTTCTTCTAAATCTGAAGTAAAATGATGCATTTCAATATTAACTAATAATTTTGCTCTTTCTTTTTTTATCATATTCATACCTAAACTCCACATAAATACTCTTGTTAATCCATCATTTCTATTTGGAGTTGCAGTTAAACCTAATGTATATTTAGGAGTAAATTTTCTCATTGCTTTTGAAAAATGTCTACTTGACATATGATGCGTTTCATCAATAATCAATAAACCAAAATCATTAAAAGTATTTTTTTCATAATCTTTTGAACATAAGGTTTGTATCATTCCAATTACAATATCATTATCAAGTTCACATTTTTTTTGTTGTAATATTCCAATAGAAGCATTGGGAATAAATTCTTTAATTCTTTCAATCCATTGATTCATTAAAAATTCTTTATGAACCATTATCATTGTTTTAACTTTTAATTTACTTAATATATATAATGCGCAAATTGTTTTACCTTGTCCTGTTTGTAAACTTAATATTAATCCATTCTCCTTATCCATTAATGGAAATACATCTTTCATAACTTCTTGTTGAAGTTCTCGAAGTTCTCCATTAAAGGTTATATCAATTTTTTTTGATATCGGACGGTTATCTTTTAAGTTTTTATAATATTGTTTTCCCCAGTGAATTGGTACATAATAATATTTTGAACTTTCCAGATATACTTTATAAGGTTTAATTTCTTGATTACCTGAAAACATTTTATTTTGATATGGTGAAACGGTTAATTCATTTTGAATTCTTTCAATTTCTTTTTTTGATAATTTACTTTTTAATAAACTAATGCCTCTTCTTCCAATAAAATGATTCATTATTTATATTTTCGTTTTATTATTAATATTATAATAGTTATTTTATTATATGAATAAATCGATATTATATGTATCAAAATATAGTGAACCATCAATGAAATTTTTACATAAATTTCAAAAAGCACCAATTAGTAAAACATTTGAAGTTATTTATGTAGAAGATTATATCAACAATTTAAGTGATGTAGTCACTGGTGTACCTTGTGTACATAT